GGTAAACTTGCCACATTTAAGTGATTCTTCGTTTACCCCAGCGTACGTATATAAAATAAATGAGATAATCTAGCTAATAATATATATAATATAAAAAATTAATGGTTAAATATATGATAAATACTATGGTTAAATAGGTTGATTAAATATTAAAATTATAATAAAATTTCTAAGGTTAAATAATACTAAGAGTAATTAATACAGTCATTATAGCCCTTGATGGTGAGATTAGGGATATAATGTTTATTTTGGTATATTGCTTAATTCTAAGTCGTTGCCGTAGACTTCTACTTTATAGTCTTCGCCTGCTACTTTATAAACATTGATATCTACTGTATCAGATACGCCTGTAAAAGCTCTGAGTTCGTTTTGAACCCAAAGACATACCAATCCACTGTATCCGCCGGTGTTGTTGTCTTCATATGGATTGGGTGCTGTGCTAATAATAGGTAAATATTGTGATTTTTTGAGATAGGGGAGTTGAGCTGCTATTGTTGCTCGACCCTTAATAAGATCAAAAGATGTAAAATATTGTTGAGTTGCTTGTTTTAAATTTGCTGGTGGTTGTTCGAGATTGGGGTGAAAAGATAATGTCAATTGTCCTTTGTGAGCTGCTGAAGCTACTACTTCAATGATATATTTGACTGATCCATTCCAGAAACAAAAATCTTGTGATATGACGTCCATAGGGGGAGAAACTTTGTATTTAGTTCTCTCAAAAGAAGGTCCTACTGGCCAGCTGGCTAGTAATGCTCCTTGTGGATCTGTTGTTCTCCATTCAAATGTGGTGTACAATGATCTAACTGTGGTCATCAATTCATAAATATCTGTCTCTTTCCTGTTTCCGCCAAACGTCTCCTTGTCTGATAGATTCATGCCGTTGTGATTGGTTGTAAGTGGTCGTTCTAAATATTGTATATTGTCTGTTGCTACTAAATAACCTAATTCTTTTGTATGAATAGGATACGGTTGATAAGTTACTGGATGTGCATCCAACAAATTACCTATCGCATCCACTACGTTTGCTATTGGGAGTGTGGTGTCTATTGCCTTATCTATAAATTCCATTATTCCAGCTTGGTATTTAATTTCTACTATGGTTGGTTTGCTAAGCATAAATCGGGTCGAAAATAATTGTTCATCAGATGTTAATTCTACGTTATATTTAATTTTCATTGTTACATACTTAATCGCTCGTTTTAATTGAGCGTCAGATACTCGATAATTTCCATTGCTGGAAGAAATAATTGCCTTAAC